GAGTGTACATCCCTGGGGGCCCTGCCCCCCGCCCGGCGCGAGGTAGGTACACTCACTTTTTCACTTGACCCACCGGCCTTACACGACCGCCGAAGGCGGCCGCATCAGAAATCTGTTCATGCGTCGCATTGTCTGTTCGATGCAGAACACGCACAGGTTCAATTCTGCTGCCTTGTCAAGATTGAACATGTGCAGCATCACCACCCCTTCGGGAATGGTGCGCTCGCACAGGGAACAAGCCTCTTCACCTGTAGAACGGGTGATGAACTCTCGCTTCGTGTCAGTCATTGTGGGCTCCTGTAGACTTTGAATCTTCTATAAGAGTGATTGTAAGCACTCCCCATCCAGGGTTATCGCGGAGCCACCTTTCTAGGGACACGCCCGTGTGAGGATCGCAAGGGTCCCACACGTAGCCATCCTCGAATGGCATGATGTGGTTGGCCGTCCCACGTTTTGATACTAGGACTGTACCTTTTCCCTGTGGGGGAAGTTCGGTCGGGTTATCCGGAGCCCCGGCTGGTACAGAAGCGAGCGTGAGGGGCAAATTGTATCTCGTGAGAAGTGTCTTTGCGACCCGCCACCACACTTGTTGGAGCGTCTCGTTTTCCCCCGCCTGTTTTGTGAGCGCGCCCCACGACAAAGGTTGCTTAAGCTCCTGTTCGATCAGACACTCAGCGTGCCCGCGCATGTTGACAAGGGACTCGCCAACAAGGGCTCCGATTGTGGCAAGGAAGCACTCGTAGGTACCTTGGCGTTCGACTAGCATGGCTCTACCACTAGCTCTACCACTGGCTCTGGGGCGAACACATTGTTCGTCTTCTCGATCACGACCGGGCCGTAACACTTTGAGCGGCGTCCGAGATGCCACTCATCAGCCTCTAGCCATGTCTTCACGTATTCGTATGCCTGAAAGCCACAGACCCACCCGGATGTCCAACCACAGTCATCATGGGAGCACCGCGCTCGAAAATCTGCGTCCATTAGACATACCTCCACCCCCGGAGGGCTTCCGCCCCCCGAGGGCAATGGGCCGTTCACTACAAGTTAGGCAGTAGCGAGAAGTTCGCCGTTCTTCTCGGTCGCCTTGCCCTCGGCCAGCAACCTCTTGCGGGCCGCGATGTAGGCTCCCTGGGGTTTGCAATCCTCATCGGCTGCCAGGGCGAAAGCGTTATTGACCGCCCTGATCAGTTTGGGGAGAGGCTGGAGCATGATGTCGCGACGCTCCCCGTCGCGCACAATGAAGGTGGACTCCGCGGCTACGGACTCGCGCGCTGCGGCCCGCGCCTTCAGGTCGGCCATGTTCAGGGCCAACCCGTACACGAGCTCGGAGTCCCTCTCCGACAGGGCCGCCACGTATGACTTGAAGCTACCGGAGTCCTTGCAGAACACGAAGGTGGTCTTTACCTTCTGATCCCGGTCCTTTACCTCAATCTCGAAGGTGGCGTTCAGCCCGCTAGTTTGAAGTACTTTGCGATCCGCCATGTCAAAGCCTTTCTCCAGGTCGGTTATCTCTTTTGGGTGTCGGCCATCCCATTCCGTCGGCTTTCTGCCCCCCTTTCGCCTTGATGACTTGCAAGCGCCCTGCCAGTCGTATAGCAGGAAAATATGCTTTGTTATCGCATACTTACAACTCGCTGATCCTGGCACAATTTTTGCTTGCCTGGCATCCTGCCCGAGCCCCATTTCGGGCATTATGCCCTAGGCGAAATACGTCAATGATTCCAAATATTTAGAAGGCACCGCGCATGGGCATTTCGCCCGACCGATCTGGCACGCCCCTTGCATTTGCAAATTGCGCGCCGCGCTTGTGAAAGGATGCTCATATGCACAGCAAATGTCGTGCCAGCACGGCGCGTGCCAACCGCAACCCCTAGTATGACAATTTTTGTCGCCACTATAAATTGTACCCCCGGCAGGGGGTTTTTGTCTCGACTTGGCATGAAAATTGCCGTCCACCTCACGCAGAAAATCGGATTTTTCCCTTTTCAGACTTTCTGTCGGCGCAAGCGCCGCGCCCTGCGGGCGCGCCCCCTAAGTACGCATGGTATAAAGCAAAAATAACTCTTGACTCGCGCGCGCCCCCTGTGCTATCATTATGACTATGAAGCCGGGCGTGCATCTTCAAGTTTTGCAACTTGCGCGGCGCGGAACTTCGCTCCTGGAGATCGCCACCGTGACAGGCATTCCTGTTGCCGCCCTCGCGGTAATTCTCAAATCGCCACTTGCAGCAGCGGAGCTTGTCCGTGCCTCTTGAGCCCCTCTACTCGTTAGATGTTGCAGTGGAGCTCATTCCCTGTTCGAAGATTGTTCTCGAACACATTCTCTCGCGACGCGCCTCTGAGTTTGACCCACCACTCTGGCACACAATGTATCATGAAGCAACTGGTAAAGGAAACCCCGCGTGCCGGATGCTGCGTGAGTCTGAGTGCCTAAAGATTCGGGGGATAATCCTCAAATCCGGAGGGCCTCGTCGTACGGGACTCAAACGCGATCGTCACCTCCTAACTGGAATAGGTAGGTTCCTTGAGGTGGATTTTGCCGGATAATCTCCCTATGGCTTTGTCTGTTGAGAAGGTGCGTCACGAAATGCTCCGGGGCATTCTTGTTCCCCGAGAACTCGTGAACGAGGCACTAAAGACCACAGCATCAAAGCTGCACGCGCGCGAGACTAAGTTCTTCAGTTTCAGGGGGCGAGTTACTGACAAGCGTGATGTAGATGACCATGCTGTTCAGCTTCAAGCGGCTGACCAGATATTCTCTCTCGCCGGTCTGTATAGCCGTGAACGTGAGAGCTTGCGAAGCACGCCCGGTGTGGCCCTTGAGGTTGACCCGAGCACGGGTGTTATTCGCATTGTTGTCGGCGTGGTGGAGACACAGGGCGCCCTTCCCGTCGGGCCTTCACCTGCTGAAGAATGTGTCGAGGCGCTCGCCCTCAGTCGGGTGGCGATCGAGGATGAGTTATTCTCGGACGACGAATGACCACACGTGACCACTTCCGACTACGTTCCTATCAGCGCGCGCCTCTCGTGGCACGCCGCGCGGGCTGTAAACGTTTTGTGAGTGTGTGGCACCGCCGAGCTGGTAAGGATCGTACGTGGCTTGCCATTACCCTCACCGAAATGCTAGAACGCGTGGGTGTCTATTTCCACGTCTTCCCTTCTCTCAACCAGGGCCGACGTGACCTCTGGGACAATATCGTCCACGAGAATACTAACGGTATTGAGCGCCCCGTTCCGATGCTCTCTATGTTCCCGCCTGAACTCGTTCATAGTCGTAACGAAACAGAGATGCAAATCCGTTTGATAAACGGATCTGTGTGGCAAATCATGGGTGCTGATAGCACTGAGGCAATCGAGCGCTTGCGCGGCCCCAACCCCATCGGGATCGTCTTTAGTGAATACTCTTTCATGCTCTCCGAGGCATGGGACACACTTTCTCCAGTTCTCGCGGAGAACGGTGGGTGGGCAGCTTTCGTTTACACACCTAAAGACGAAGGTCACGGCTTCAAACTTTATAACTATGCAAAAGAGTCTCCAGAGTGGTTCGCGCAACTCCTCACAATAGATGACACGCGCCGTGACGCAGTAGGCGAGTCTGGTGGCCCTGTGATCTCTCGAGAGGAGATCGAGGAGCTTCGCAAACAGGGTCAGCGCGAAGAGAATATCCAACGTGAATACTACTGTTCCTTCAAGGGCTTCCTCCACGGTACGATCTACGGTGATCTCGTCGCTCTTGCGCGCCTCGACAATCGCATCACGCGTGTGCCTTACACTGTTAACCTTCCTGTGGGCACTTGTTGGGATATCGGCGTCACAGACGCAACTGCTATGTGGTTCTACCAACGCCTAGGGCAGCAAATTCTGTTCATTGACTATCATGAAGATAATCAGAAAGGTGCCCAACACTACGCACGTGTGCTACGTGAGCACAAACCCTACATGTATGGGAGATTGATTCTCCCACACGATGCTCGTTGGTCTGCTGAAGATTTGTTTAGTTCTCTCGGTTTTCGCGGCGTGGGTGTTGCTCGCAAGATCCCTGTGCAGGCTGGCATTGATAGCACACGCCAGATATTCTCACGTTTCGTCTTTGACGAAATCAAATGCGCTCGGGGCATTACTTGTTTAGAGAGATATGCTCGAGAATGGGACGAGACGTTAAAAACGTTTCGTGTTCAACCTCGCCATGACGAGTATTCTCACGGTGCTGATGCTCTCCGAACAGGTGTTGTTGGTGGCTTTGACCCCCTTGAATTCTACGCAGGTCAGGGTGGCGAGTTAAAGGTGGAAACAGAATTCGACCCGCGAACCGTAGGAGGCATACATGGCCGGCTTGTTTAGTTCGCCAAAAATGCCCTCGCCACCTCCTCCTCCACCGCCACCTCCCAAAGAGGAAGACCGTGCAGTTCAAGAGGCCGCCGCGGAAGCGGCGCGGCGTCGAAAGTCTGCACGTGGCTTCCGCTCTACTATTTTGAGTACGCAGCTTCTCTCCCAAGCGAATCCTGCGCTTCGAGATACGATGGGTTCTTGACATGGCCGTGAATGGTCCAGAGATTGTGAAGCGTTACCAACGCCTGAAAAGCGAGCGTTCTACTTTTGACGCTCGTTGGGAAACAATGGCACCATTCATTGCCCCTTCACGTGTGGGTATCACTACACAATGGTCTCCTGGCTCCAAACAGACAACAGGTGTGTACGATAGTACAACCATGATGGCCGCCGAAACAATGGCAATGTTCATTGCCGGTCATATCATCAATCCCTCACAACGTTGGTTTGGATATACACTTCGTGACCCCGAGATCGGCACCTCTGATGAAGTCAGAGAATGGCTCGAAGAGTGTCGCGATCGCACTCTCAAACGCCTCTCGGCGTCACTATTCTACGCTGAGGGCCCAGAATCCCTAATTGACTACGGAGGGTTTGGAACAGGCTTTCTCTTGACTGAGGAAGCGCCCCAACCCGTGAACCGTGTCATGCGGGGGTTCCGGGGATTTTATTTCCACGCTGAAAAAACAGGGCGTTTTGTGATCGCAGAGGGACCTGATGGTCTTGTAGATACAGCATTCAGAGAGTTCTCCCTCACAGCACGTGTTGCATATGATCAGTGGCGCGATCGTACGCCTGAGGCGTTACGTGAGGCAGTCAAAACACAACCGGATAAGCGTTACACGTTTATCCATGCAATCTACCCTCGACCCGTGTCTGAGCAAGGCGCGGGCTCGCAGGGCATGCCTTGGGCCTCTTGTTGGATTGAACTAGAATCAAAGATCGTAGTTCACGAAAGTGGTTATGTCACTTTTCCCGCGGCGGTCCCTCGTTATCACAAGACCCCAGGTGAAGTATATGGTCGAGGAAGGGGCGATCTCGCCTTTCCTGATACTTGGACACTTAACACCGCCAAAAAGATGGGGCTCGAGGACTGGGCCCTGAAGATTAGGCCACCTGTTCTTGTTCGAAGCGATAGCGTGATCGGAACGTTGAAATTGACACCAGGCGGGCCTACAGTCATGAACACACACGGCCTTCCTATACGCGATACGATTATGCCCTTTGAGACTGGCTCGCGCCCCGAGGTTTCGCATCTTAATGAAGAGGAGCTCCGACGTTCCATACGTGAAATTTTCTACGTAGATGCGATCCGTCAGCTCCTTCAAGTTGAAAAGAGTGAGATGACGGCTTTTGAGTTCGCCAAGAAGATTGAACTCTTGTTTAGATTGCTTGGTCCCGTGTATGGTCGTTTGGAGTGGGAGTACCTCCATCGAGTAATCGACATTACCTTTGACGTCCAGATACAGGCCGGGGCTTTTAGTCCCCCACCCGATGAGATATATCAAACGGACGGACAGATCGATGTGATCTTCCAAAATCCCATTGCCAAGGCACAGCGCGCTGGTGATGTTGAGGCGCTCACAATGGCAATTGCAGATCTCGCACCGCTAGCGCAACTTTTTCCCCAGACCTTGGATCGCCTCGACCCCGACAAAGCGGCGGATGGCGTCCTCGACATTCGCGGTGTGCCCGCGAAGTGGCAACGCAATGATCGTGAGATCATCGCACTACGCGCCGCGCGACAGGAACAAGATGAACGCGAAAACATGCTTGCTCAAATGGAACAAGTAGCGGGTGCGGCGGGCAAGGCAGCACCAATGTTAAAGATGATGTCAGGAGCACAAGGTGCTCAAAACACTCGCTAGATGGCTAGGGCCTAAGTGGTCTCGAACGATTGAGACCGACCTAGCAAAATCTTACCACGCGACGTTCTCAACCCCAGATGGACAGCGCGTGCTTCGACATTTGCTAGACAACATTTATTTTACCACCTACGGTGGTGTTGATCCTAACACAGCTCTTGTACTCAATGCGCGTCGTACTGTCGTGCAGGAAATCTTGGAAAACATTGACCTAGGCGAGCGTCCGCATAAATATGTGCTCGTAGAGGAGCTGCCAAATGCCTCTTGACTCAACATTGCTCGCACAGCTTCCTGATACACTTTCCGTCGAAGTAGATGGAAAGCCCCTGCCTCTTCGCGAGACATCTTTTGTGAAGGAGGCACGTGATTTTCCAACCTTCGTTCGAACTGCCTATGACGCGCATCGTGAGGTTGGGGCTCGCATTCCTGTGAAAGTCAATGGCCCCGAAGGGGTCCAGGAATGGCGGAAGACACACCTCCCAACACTTTACAAATCAGGTCTCCTAGATGCGCCACCGGCTTCGCCCGACGAATATGGTGTGGTCAAACCGTCGGACTTGCCAGATGGTCTTGCGTGGGACGACGATCGGGCAAAACGTTACGCCACCGTACTGCACAAACACGGCGTTCCGAAAGCGGCTGTTCCAGAGTTGATGCAACTTCACGTTGAATCTCTTCTTGGTGCGCGGCGCGCTCTCCAAACTTCTGTTGAGGAGGGTATGAAAACTCTTCGTACCGAGCACGGAGATAAATTCGAGGAACGTGCTGAACTCGCAAAGCGACTTACGAGTGCTATCTTCAAAACGCCCGAAGAACTTGCGTTCTTCGAGGAAACGGGTCTTGGAAACCATCCTGGTTTTCTGTCGGTACTCATGCGACTCGCACCTTTCGCCGCACAAGATTCAAGTGTGCTTGCTGGTAGTTCTAGTGGTGGCGCACTCTCTGGTGAGGATGTTCGCAAGGAAGTTGCAGACATTATGTCCAATCCTCAGAACCCTCGTAACAAGCTCTACTGGCAACGCGATAAGGCCACCCTTGAGTACGTGGAGGGGTTGTACAAAAAGGCATATGGTGATGCCAAGGTGGAGGTGTGACATGCCACTTACAAAAAAGGGTAAGACAATTCTCGCGAGCATGATGAAAGAGTACGGAAGTGAGAAGAAAGCGAAGTCCGTTTTTTACGCGAGCGTCAATGCGGGCAAGATCACAGGGGCACACAGATGAGTGAATATCAAGGCGTGGATGTTGAGCATCCTCGCATTGTCGAGGCTATCAAAAACCTCGCGCGCGAGGGACGCTCTACCGACGAGATCGCTCGTATCGTAGGTATGCCTTACGAAGTAGTGCGAAAGTACGAGCGAGAAGTGCGAAGAGGGAAATGAGGAGTCGGGAAGCCGTACAGCAGGTCCGGCTCTGTTTGCTGTCGCAAGGCGCGGCGTACGCGCAAGGTTGGGTCCGCAATGTGCGGACAGCCCACCGCCTTCACATGATCGAAAAGGCGGAGGATACGAACAATGCCCGTAACAGTTGACCAAGCATGGGTTTACAGGTTTCACGATCAGCTTCTGCTCACTTACCAGCAGAGGGGTTCTCTCCTAGAGAATCTCATCGACCCTGGTATGGTGCATCGAGATGTGAACGCAGCGATCGACCACTTCGAGCGTCTGGGCAACGTCATTGCCAACGATGTGATCAGTCCATTTGGGCAGACCAAGATCCTCAATCCCGAGCACTCTCGTAGGGCGGTCACCCTACAGAGTTCAGACGCTGCTGTACTCGTGTCGGATGAGCACACACTGCGGAGCATGGTGAACCCACAGAATGGCTACACGAACACGATCGTGTATGCCCTTGGACGTCGTGCTGATAAGCACATCATCGACGCCCTCACAGGATCTGCAACAACCGCTGCCGTGACAAGTGGTAGTGGTGTTGTCACCTACGGGTCGCAGGCTCTGCCTTCGGCCCGTAAGATCGGCGCCGCAACAGCGATGGACCTCGCGCGCATCATCAATGCGAACGAGTTGCTCAGCAAGGCCGGTGCGCCAAACGGCGCGGGCGAGCGTATCATGCTTTACTCGCCCGGGCAGCTTCGTGACATTCTCGCCATCACTCAGGCGTCATCGAGCGACTTCACCAAGAACCAGATCCATGATCGTGGCACTATCAATGGCGTTGCCTGGGAAGGCTTCAACTGGATCGAGATCGCAGATGTCATGGACCCTTCTGTGAGTGTGCTCCAGCGCATGTTGGCGTTGGCGAGCACAACACGATCGTGCGTCGCTTTCTGCCGTAGTGCGGCGGGTCTCGCGATCGGTCGTGACATTCAGACCAAGATCAACGAGCGGCCTGATCTGAACAATTCTATTCAGGTCCGTAGCGTGATGATGCAGGCCGCCGTTCGTGTCTGGGAAGGTGGCGTCGTTCAAGTAGACGCGTTGGAAAACTAATAGTTAACTGGGGCTAACAGCCCCAGGAGGATAGGCAATGACAGTCACAAATCGGAACTCGACGCTTTACACGAAGCTACACGTGAATAAATACCTGGGAGACGCTCGCGATGTTGGTGGGCGTGCCTACCCAATCCCCTTTCAACATACGGTGGTCTCTGGTGAGACAGGAGGCGCGAGCGCGGGCGTGCGTGACACCGTCAATCTCTGTGTGCTTCCCGCGAACTGCATGGTCGTTGGGTTGGAGATTTCAGCCAACGCCGTTTGGGCCTCTGCCGGTACGAACGGCACTCTCCAGCTTGGTGATTCGGGTGATGACGATCGCTACATGATCGCAACCGAACTTTACACGGCGGCTGGGAGTCCGCTAGGAAGTGACTTCAAACACGTAGGTTTGGCCTTCGCTGGTCAGAACTACAAGCCCACGGCAGACACGATTGTACTCGCGGAGTACCGTGGAGCGAGTCCGGTCGTAGGCAAGATTTTCAAGGGCGTCTTCTGGGTGGTGCCGGGAGCGTAATGTGACCAACAGAAATGCAGCCTCTATGGGCACCTACGGGTCCACGTGGGAGGCTGCTGGCTATAGTGGGGGCGGTCTTGTCGGAGACCTTGTGGGTACTCTACAAGACCGTCCCGCTATAGTTTGTGGTAACGCCGATGGCGTCTTTGATGAAGCGCGCTTCGCATTGATAAAATATCCCAATGCGGTTGTGTTCGGCGTCAACGACATTGGCATGTACCTTGATCGCCTTGATCACTGGGTCTCTCTTCACACTGACAATCTTGGAGCGTGGAAAGCTGTTCGATGGCTCCACCCACACGCGGCGGAGAAGACACAATATCATGCGATCGATCGACGATCTTTCATCGATCATGTGTGGACCGGGCTTACTCCGTTGTTTGCTGTTTCGGGCTACTTTGCAATGCAAATTGCCCACATTATGGGCGCCTCGCTCATAATCCTCTGTGGATGCCCTGGAAATCGTACGCGACGATTTTTCGAGGCTGAGGCACGTGCCGATTTTGAGTACGGCGCGGGCTCTGCTGGTAGTGATAAAGGCGTTCGTGAGCAACTCATACACGAGATGCAACGCCTTCCCGACTTCAAAATCAAGGTGAGAAGTTTGAGTGGATGGACTCGTGATTTCTTTGGGAGTCTGTAGCTTCACCTGCTGAAGGAGGTGTCAGATGGCGGCCTTTGCGACATTTGCTGCGTGTGAAACTCGGGCAGTAGCGAAGGTGGCTGATGGAACCTGGACCAACGCACACGCGTGCCGGAAAAATGATGGTACGCTTGCGGTACGTGTTCAGCGCAAGATGTCGCCTACAAACCCGGATTACGGTGCGTGGGTTGAAATCACTGACGATGCGACAACATAGGAGAAGCCCATGAGCGAAATGACCGAGCAAGAAGCTCTGAGTGTACTGCATCAAGTTAGGGGCCTTCGAGACGCTTTCTTGGGCTTTAACCACGTCGTGGATAAACTTACTCCTGTAATCGGACTGATCTCACAGGCACGGCAAGATGTTGCGGCGTTGGAGAGTCTGAAGGAAGGTCTTGAGAATGATATTTTGGCATTAAACGAACAAAAACAGAAAGCAGCTGAAGCGTCTGCTGGTGAAGTTCAGCGTTTGTTGGGCCTGAGAGAACAGATAAATTTGATTGCTAAGGCATTGAAATAAAATGGCCACCGGCACAATCCTCTTCGACCTGGCGGGGGCG